CGCAGACGAAGCAGGCGCAACAGACAAGGACGCAGTCAGGAAAGCGAACAACAAGTACAAGAGCATCGCAGACCGTGACGAACGCATCAAAGCCGCAATCATCAAATCAGCAATCGCAGGCGTCACAACAGCAGCAACAAGCCCCACAGAGAAAAGCCGCAGTTAAGACATCGGTCCGGACGCCGACAGCAACAACACCGTACCCGGAACTCTCATACCAGCAGATCAACTTCTGTACCGAGTACTTCACCACGACAAACGCAACCGACGCATATATGAAGGCGTTTCCGTGTGGTGATTGGGGACTTCCAACAATTAGTTCGCGTGCTTGCGTGTTGTTAAAAAATCCCAAGATCCAACTAAGGCTTCGTGAGCTAGAACAGCAAGCGACGCAACGGGCACAGGTAACACCGAACAGAATCGTTGCTGAGATCGCGAAACTGGCGTTCACCGATATCAGGAAAGCATTCGATGATGACGGGCAGTTGAAGCGGATCAAGGACCTTGACGACGATACCGCAGCAGCGATCGCAGGTATCGAACACGAAGACCTGATGTCGAAGATCAACAAGGGATACAAGATCGGTACGACAACAAAGATCAAGCTTGCCGACAAGCTGAACGCATTAGAGAAGCTGGCGAAGATGACCGGGCTTTATGCGGAGTCTGAAGGGCGTGCACTGGCGAACTCTGCCATTAGCCTTGAGATGTTCCGCCAGATGATCGCGGACGCGGATACTCCAAAGACGATCGGATCAGGAACCACGATTGAGCAATTCCGACAAGAACCGTAAAGTACAGCAATGATCAAGTTCGTATTGACGGTGTTCGGTGGTTGGGGACTAGGCGTCGGGCTTGCACATATTGCGCGGAATGATCACAAGATTGCAGCACCGTTGCTGGTGATCGCGTCGTGCTTGGTGCTTTGGTTCACGTACCCACGGAGATAATTATGCCGACACGATGGTTTCGTTCCGCACAACAACGGACAAAAGATATGTGGCCTGTGGGTGCTCGCGTTCAGCATGAACAGCAGACAGGCACCATTACGGCACAGTGCGATCAAGGGCAACGCACAGTATTAACGACGGGTGAATCGCTTGCATGGTACCGGGTCACGTGGGATGACGGTACGGAAGCGTTTCGCATCAACGAGAAGGTTTTGGTGAGGATCTAATGGTCAAAGAAGAAATCGTCACGACGAAGTACATCAGGTGTGATCGATGTGGCGTAGGACTCGCACAAGAAGGGCAGAATTCACGATTCCAAGTCTTGCTTGACGATACACCAATAGACCATTTCTTGCTGGTGACGATCGAACAACATGACAATCGTCCGACGTCAAGCGACCGCGATGAACGGCGTGAAGCCGATCTGTGTGCTGCATGCACGCGATTCGCTTTAGATATCGCAATGCGGCAAGCCACAAACCCGGTAATCAAAAAATGATGCACATCTATCCAAAGTGGCAACGTGGGGACACAATCGCCGAACGCATTGAAACCGCCCGGTACATTCGCAAAAAGAATCTTGAACGATCAGGCATTAAGTTTTGGACGATCGCTGATTACGTTGAATCGAAGTTGACACCGGGTGAACGGCTAAAGCGAATCCTCGATCAGTGCACATACGATACCCGTGAACTGGCGCTTGCATCAGGACGCACAGCACCGATTGACGATGTCATCGCGGCATTGAAAGTGTTGCATGATGCTGATCCGCATGCGTTCACCTACTCGCCAAATGTGATCTTACAGCGACGGCTATTAAAGCCGTCATCGTGGTTTAGCAGATTCTTTAAGGGGGAATAAATGAAACGAATCACCGAACACCTAGTTGCAGGCGAAGAGAACGGACCACACCTTGTTGTTGCTGCTGTTGGTCAACTATCGAATGGTGGCGCGCACCACTTCTATCAAATTCGAGGCAAGAACAGTGCTGACGCCGCCGCTACATCGGCGGTTGCGAGCATTGAATTTCAATGCGGCGCGGTCAAGGAAGTGGGTATCAATGGCGTACAGAGCACCGCATTGATTGCAATCATGCTTGATCAGTTGCGTGACTTCCAAACAGGTCCGTTTGCCTGTGAAGACAACGTCGACGCGATCGAGCATTTAAAAGCCGCGTTAACGGCATTACAACGGCGCACACGTGATCGCATCGCGCGGGGTGTAGAAGGACAGGCACGGCCGTGACAAGCAAGGAACGCGCCGACGTACGGGCCACGCCTGCGGATCTGTGTCATGCATGCTTATCGCAAACTCTGCACACCGAGGAACAGAAGCGGCGTTATCACCCGCTAATGGGTCATGGTTGCTACGGTGCGGCAAGCTGTGCGTGTGGCAATCCTGCGTGTCCGTATAGTTCAGAGAACCGAAAGAAGGTCGCGAATGGATAACGTAATTTTTCCACCACAGCAACCATCAACAAGCGAAATCCTTGACGAATTTTCCACACGACATAACGAACTCTGCAATCAGGTGTTTGGTGACATGCTTGAACTCGGAAAGGAACCGCCACCTATGCCGACTAGTGAGGTCATAAAGACCGCTATGGAAGCATCCTTCAAACAGTTGTCGCGTGGGCTTAGCGATTATGCAAAGGCCACGCAGTTAGCAGCAATCCGTCTGTCAAAACTTCACACCGCGTTGATGCCAATCCAGTCGTTTCACATAACCGCGTCGAATCCGCCGAAGAAACGCGCGATGAACAGCATCTTGATCAATGTCGAGAACATGAGCCGCGATCTTTCCGGCAAGAAGCTAATCCGCAATCGCAAACTTTGGATTAACCGCAAGCGTGCGTATGACCGACGTCTTCGTGAGTGGGTTGTCGACTTTGAAAGCCGTCCGCACTTTTAGATTACTCTTATGGATTTCTCTAAACTGTCCGGATTCAGACCGCAACCCGATCTAGTCCGTGATGAGATCAAAGAACTGATCCGACGCGGCAACATTGCGATTGCGGAATTCGAGGGGTTGCGGATGAACAGTTATGAACGCGACGCTATCATTCCGGCAATGTCGCGCGAATTGCTAATCCAACAAACTGTCTACACGATCAAGAACTGTTCACCATTCAGTCACGGGCGTTGTGCCGCCACCTACGACGAAGCGTTGCAACTGTTTGCTGCTGAACTGGCAAAGCGGATGTCGGTCAAATCTTCAACAGCACCGATTACGGCGTCGCGCCTGCGTGACATCGCACACATGATTTGTCCGGTGTTGAGTACGAATGACGTCGCGGCAGACGCATCGGAAGACCTCGATCGGTTAGCAGTATGGATTGACGAAGTGGGAACCAAATGACCAAACTAATCGGCAAAGACGGCAAGGAAGTAGAATTTTCAATTCAGCGTGATGACTGCACGTGGCGGTACGGGCAAAGACCCGCAAGAGTTCCGGGCAGTCCACACTTGATTGTCCCGAACGCCATTCACATCGACGTTAAGTTCGTGGGTGCGAATCAGAAAACGGCGTCAATCAATTTGGTCGGGCGTATGTGTTTCGCGATGACCGAAGGGCATTTTGCAATCATCGATCCAGCAAACGGCGGATTCGAGGTCAACAGCTTCGAACGCGGTTTGATCCGTAGTCTTGACATTTCCGCACAGGTCAACGACATAGACCCGCATACAGGCGTTTTAAAGCCCTAGAAGCGTTTCCGGGTCCGACAGGATCACCACAGGGGTAGCGATCGATTCTAGGTACCTTAAAAATCCAACCACAGGGGTTTTATGAGCATCGGTGATGCAGTTGCGGGGCAAGTCTTCAGCTTTTGCTACAAGTGCCATGTGGAAATACCGTTTCCGGCAAAAAGCACCCTGTGTGCTGCTTGTCTGAAAGCCGCGTCTGAACAAGAATCACGCGACGCGACCTTTCACCGTATAGAAGTCAAGGGAACAAAATGAAATTTCGGATTGCTTGGCTGGTATACGGGCGGCAGTACATGAAGTTGAGCATGCATGCCGCTATCGTGTGGGGCATTTACCTAGACCTGTCGCTTCCCGTTGATGAACGCATTGTTGATTAGGAATCACGCGTTGCAGCGTCGCCGTTAAAGTATGAGCTAGAACGGTTGAACGCATCGGTCGAAAAATGGCAGAGAAAAAAGTAAAGACCTATATCCAACACTGCATTTCGAATCACAGCAGTGCTGCTAAGATTCCGGGTGTTATGAAGTGCTGGCTATTCTCCGTCGACGGCGTTGTTTGGAAGTGGCGCACAGGTCACACGTTGCAGGAAGCGTACAATGCGGCGTGCCTGCTATTCGGTCGCGCACCAAAGCATGTAAAGTTTGACGGATACTGTTTCGATCAGGAGTTCGTGAGCAAATGATTCCAACATGGCGGCAAGGAACGAAAGTAAAACAGAACGTGTATGAAGGCGACCGCCCGGTCTGCCAAACACACAACGTGCTTGACGCCGTCACCATGACGCTTTCTGTCAACTACGTGCGTATTTCGTACGACATCCTGAAACAGCTTGAATGGATTGAACGGCAACATGAAATGGTTTGTCCACTTTGCTTTAACGGGCAGGCTGATGGACACGTGAAGGATTGCAAGCTTGCCGCGATGATCGCGGTCGCGAAGACATTCGTCGAGAGGTTGTGATGCCACACGGTAAGAACCACACCAAGCATTTCACCACCAGAAAGTTCAATCCGCATCATGACGGGCAAACTGATCACACGCTTACATTCAGCGATACATTGCGGAATGCAGGAAACGATCGTGCGCGTAATGGGCGTTATACGTTCGAAGACGCTTGCGACATTGCCCGTAAAGTAGTGGCAGCAGAGATGCTAAACAGCGTGCCTGTCAGCATCGTCAAAGATGGTTGTTGGGCGGTACCGCCGTCGTCACGCCCGTCGAACTGGCAAGCGCGCAACATTCCAGAACCGGAGAATCCTGAATGGCAGGTTTAAACAGTGAAAATGCAATCGGTCAACTGAACGACTGGTGTGCGGAAGACCCCGATAACCGTGAGTACTTGGTTGACTGCGAGTTCGGACAGATTCGAATTCGTATCCAATACAAGGATCAAAAAGGCATTACTCGCCAAATGGCGCGTATGGTATCGCTTGCCGCCGCGCAAGATGCAAACCTTGACGTCATCGCTTTCGAGGTTGCCAAGATGATCGAAGCATTCCGATGACACAGGCGGCGCAGATCAACTTTTTGGTGAAGCACGCCAGTGATGCAATGGCGATCTTGACGTGTTGGAAGAATGAACGTGTCGGACGTGATTGGTCACTGACGTTTTCGTCGGATGAACCACACCCGCTTGTTCCTGATCCTACGCTTGTGATTGCGTTGAAGGATCGCACCTATAAGCACGTGTCAATGTGCAAATATCTGACGCTTCAAATGATCGAGCACACCGACATCGATATAGTTGCTTTCACGGTCGACCATATGATTCAGGAAATGAAGGGGCAACCACGATGAAGAACGATAAGGTTCTACTATTTCACACCGCTGATGGACCCGAATCAATCAGCATCTACACAAACCAGGAACGCGCAGTCGTTGACTTCGCGAGCCATCCACAAGCCGTCTATGTTGACCTGTCGTTGAATGATGCGTCCGTACAGTTCGGACCATTCCAACTGCCCCACATTTATAACGCATTGCAGAAAGCGTTTCCGTCGGCACTTCCGAAAGCACTGCGCACGTACACCCCTACCTTCGACGATGAACCGCGTGATCAGCCTGCACAGGCCACGGGTACGTATCGGTTCGGTCGACCTGTGCCCGTGAAGCCTGTGTGTCCTGAACATGATGGAGCTGCAATCAGCAGTGCAAAAGAAACGCTCGCGGGCATAATTCTGTCGAATGAAGTGCAGGGTGCAGTCCGCGTACTTTGGCAAGCGTTGAATTGGGCGCAATACTATCGTGATCAGTACCGCAACGACGCGCAAGAAGCCCGTAACGCCGCGAAAGAATCAGCAGCAGAACGTGACAGGCATATTGAACGCCTGAAATATCTTCCATTAGACAACAAGGCAGTAGAAGATATCGCGGCATTGAATAAAGAACTCGCCAAACTTCGTATTGACCTTGCCAAAGTTCACGGTGAACTTACTCAAACGCGCGAAAGCCGCGACAAATTCAAAGGGCAAGCATTTGATGCAGACAAGATCAGTGATGGGTTGCGTGAGCATCGCGACAAACTGCAACAACAGCTTGATCACGAGTGCATGCTTAATCTTCGCCTGAACAACGACCTCATTGACGCACATGAACAACGTGACGAGTACCACCGAATGCGTGACGAATGTGCCGAACGTATCAAGGTGCTTGAATGCCGTCAAGCACCATCGACGCCGATAGAAGTTATGGACCGTGCGTATAGGGGACAAGCAATCAAGCCCGTCGACATTGCTGACGAGAAGTTGCGCGTGATTCCGAGTGTCGTGATCGAAGCGTTCAACGAAGAGATTGCAAAAGCGTACGTCGGCAACGCCGCACATGTCAGACAAGACGATGTGGTCGCGAATCTTGAAGGGCGCGGGTGGCAACGGTCCGACATCTTCGCAAACCACTGGCTTGACGTCGAACAGATCTATCAAGTTGCTGGTTGGAAAGTCGAGTACGACAAGCCCGCTTACAACGATATTGGCGGGCATGCAACTTTCGTGTTTTCGAAACCGTAAAGTACAGCAATGGATGAACAGCTAAACTTGCGTGACGCAGTGCGTGCGATTGCGGCGCGTCACAAAGCCCGTAAACAGGCAGAAATCAGGCTTGTTGCCGCCGCGATACTGGCGCGCGATTACCTTGAAGATGCATACGGCATGTCCGATGGCATCGCGACCGAACTACGTACCGCTCTTGCCGAATATCGCAAGTTCTTTAGGATGAAAACGTAATGGATAACGTTTACAAGTGCCATGTGTGCGGGTGCCAAGTGTTTTTGTACCCGACTGCGAATGTCGTGCCGCATTACGGACCTGACGGGAAGAAATGCGCGGCGAATAATCAGCCGTGGCAGGACACCAGGACCGAAGAAGACAAGAAGCTTGAATCGATCTATCGTGAACGTCCGATGATGGCAATTTACAACGACGCCATGATCGCGCACAAGTGGTTTGCCAAGCACTTCGGCGAACAGATGAACGGGCGCGACTTCGCGGTCAAGTGTGAAATGGCGGACCGCATACTTGCCGAACGTGAACAGGCAGACCGTGCATTAGTGACGGCGGCAAACAATATGCTTGCGGTGTCGTACGAACTGTATGGTTCGATGGAAATGATCGCGTACGAATTGAAGGATGCGGTCACAGCATTTGAAAAATCAAGGGGCAAGCAATGAGCATCTATCAGGCGTTTTGCGTGTGCGGCCACAAGACCGCAACCCGGTCGAAAGAGTTCGTCTGCGAAAAGTGCGGACGGCACGGTGCAATCAACTGGGACAATGAAAACAACAAGGCCAAAGAATCGGCCAAAGGCAAGAAGTGATGAGCGAACCAAAGATTCTTATCGGAGTTTGTCAGACATGCAGCACCGAGGATGTGCAGACCGCCGCATACACGGTCTACACGGAACGTGCCGCGAAGCAGTCCGGGAACCCGTGTGCCACCGAGGTTATTGAACAGTGCGAGGTCTGCGCATCAACGTATGTCGGTAACATCGCGCACAACCCAAAACTCTATCCGGATACTGATTTGAATACTGTGCGGATCATGGCGCAGATTGAGAACTTGCGTGCTAAGCGTGTTAACGAAATCCTTGCCAGAATCGACACTGAGTACACGAAGCAATCGATTCTTGAACAGGCGATCAAACAAAGCGCGACAGCGACTATAATGCATGCAGGTGAGAAGTCTATGCCGTCAACGTTTGATGTTGTTGGGGGAACTGGTACACACGACACGCCACCGGGTGTATTCGCAGAGTGGGTTAACTCTGTCGAGTACAAAACTGAGATCGCGCGCATCAAGGCCATGCACGCAACGATCAAACGAGACATCGAAATGACGATGGGTGATTTGTGGCAAGCGATCGTCAAGCTTGAAAAGCTGATCAAATAAATGACGCTACCGCGATACCTTGATCAGCATTGCGTACTGTGTGGTCAAAAGCATGTTCGTTATGTGAAGACCAAAGGCGGGTTTCACAAGTGCTGCGATCGCTGTATCAAAATGCTTGAAGGCTTCGGCAAGTCCAGCATGGTTCAGCGTACCGAGAAGGAGGTTGTCGATGGGTATATACGACGGTTACTGTGACGACTGTGGACTGTACCACGGTTTCCCTTACACTCAAGAGCACTGCGATAAAGCACGTGCAGCTGAGCAACGTGTGAAGGATCGTGGAGCGCGTTTTGCGGAGCTTAGAAGCCAAGCTGACGAGAAGATCAGTGAGCAGGTTAACAAGGAGCTTCCAGTCCTGTGAGTGGAATCTTCCTGCGACAAGTCCGCCGTTGATTTGCTGCTGAAATTGTCGAGTTAATCCAATCGCTCAAATAAAGGCGCTAGAATCGTTTGGTGCCCGTCAAGCGCCCGCAAGTACCTGCAAGCCGTCCTGTTTCGCCTAGTGGCCTTAAAAACGCGAATACGACCGCTTTAAAAAGCCCGGTCGGTTTCAGCCGTGGTGTTCTAGGCCATGATCCTTGGGAATTACAGGAACAAATCCTAGATAGCCTGTGGAAGAACCGCCGAACTGCCGTCCGGTCGTGCCATAGTTCCGGCAAGACGATGATTTCTGCGGACGCTGTCCTTGCATGGATTGCGCAGTACCAGGAAGGTATCGCCATCACCACAGCACCCGGTTGGATGCAGGTTGAAAAGTTGTCGTGGGGTGAGATCCGATCGTCTGCCGCGCATTCGAAAGTAGCATTTCCGACGCCACTGTTGACGGAACTGAAGATTTCCGACAAAAACTATGCGATCGGAATATCAACCCGCGAGTCGACCCGCTTTCAAGGCTTCAAGGGCACACACGTTCTAATCGTTCTCGACGAAGCGCCCGGTGTGCGTCCCGAAGTGTGGGAAGCAATCAACGGATTGCGCGCGGGTGGTATCGTTCACATTCTTGCAATCGGCAATCCTACAATCGTTGGTGGCGATTTCCACGACGCTTTCACGACAAAGCGTGATCTCTGGAAGTGCATCACAATCAGTGCATTCGATACTCCTAATCTCCTAGATTGCTATATCGAATACGATCGCGAGGAACCGGAAGTCGGTCCCGATGGAAAGTCGCGTGTCGTGATGAAGAAGGTGCGGCGCGGAACCGGGCACCGCAACCTGATGAAGATGATGAAGGATGAACTAGAAGAATCGGTCCGTCCGTACCTGTGCTCGCGCGTGTGGGTCCGGGAAATGATCGAGGAGTTCGGGTTTGAGCATCCTTACGTGCAGTCGCGCGTATACGGTGAATTTCCGAGTGAATCTGAAGACGCACTTGTTCCGTTGTCATGGATTGAGCGATCAAAATACAACGAGAAAAGCAAACAAGGTGACGGCGTAATGGCAGGGCTTGATGTCGCAGGACCGGGCGAAGCTGAAACGTCCTTAACCGTTCTCGACAACGACAATGTCGAACTTGTCAAAGCGTGGCCATTTCCGGACCCGCGCGGCGACGTGATTGCAGCGCTTGAACCCTACGAATCGAAGTTAAAGCGCTTGAATGTCGATTCAATCGGTGTTGGTTGGGGTATCTACTTGCACATGTGCGACCGCTACAACCGTGACGGCAAGACGATCGTCTATCCGATCAATGTGGGTGTTGCGGCGGCAGACAAAAAGAAGTTCTTCAACGCGAAGGCTGAATATTATTGGGGTTTACGTCTCAAGTTTAAAGACGGATTTATCACGGGTCTCACTGACGAGAAAACCATCGGGCAACTTGCCGCGATTCGTTATTCACATCTTGCTGATGGAAAGATCAAAATCGAAAGTAAAGATGAACTTGTCAAGCGTGGCGTGAAAAGCCCGGACCGTGCGGAATCTTTGATGCTGGCGTCGGCACGCGGACGGAACGATTTATTTGAACTCGGAATGGTCGACGATAGTGTTGACGGCGGACAATACGATTACAGCGACGGAAGCGACGAAGACGAATTAACAGCACCGTCGAAATGGAGAATGCGGTGAACTACACGTTTAGTATCTTGATCAACGTTCAGATACCTGCACTAGAAGCGTACGTCAACTACGTGCAATCGAAAGACGACACGCAAACGAAAATCAACGCGCTTACTACCCAAGTACAGGCTTTAACAGTACAGTTAGCGGAATCGACCGGGCATCTTGAAGACGCGGTCGAAGCACAACAAGGCTAGAATCGAAGAGTAAGGAGATCTCTTTTACATGGCCGTAAACTTTGACAACTTGAACGCGTCGATTGGCGCGTTGACCACGCAGTTGAACAATACACTCGGTGCGGAAGCAAGCGCAACCGTACTGTTGAATGGTTTTGCCGCTGCTGTTTCTTCGGCAGTCCAGGAAGCCATTCGCGCCGATGACAGCGTCAATCAAGCCGCTGCCGATAACATCCAACAGGCAATTGACGCCGTTACCGTTCAGTTCACCAATTCGGCGACTGCACTTGGTAACGCTGTTGCCGCCGTTCCTCCGAATGCCGGAACGAACATTCCTGTTCAGGGAACCGGACCCGCGACCGGACCCGGTACCGGACCGGAAACCGCCGCTGCTTTTGCGTCCCGCGATGTCACACCGGGTGCGCCGAAGAATTTGGTCCATAACCCGAATGTCGGAACAAAGGGTCAACGTCCGTAAGCTGTACAGTACTTCAGAAGTACCGACGTCGGCACGTGGTAGATGAAGAGGTAAGGGCGAGCGGCGAAAGCTGTTCGCCCTTTTCCGTATAGTTCACTGAGGAAATAAAACATGAACCTTTGCACAAAGAATCATTTGATGGGCAATGTTGCGACATGCTGGTGTGGAAGCGGACGCGATGCAGAATTAGGCGGGCGCGTGATGCCGCTGACTTTGCATCCGAAAACGAAAGGTTTGAAAGCACTGCGTAAGCTTCGCGCTGATCACCGTCAAGGCAGTTGTGTATACGGTAAGACCGCAATGCCGTCAACCAATACGCACACACCGACAAGCCATTTCGACCTCGGTGGCTTTGGCGGGTTGCTAGGTCTCAAATGATGACACCGGAACAAATGGAAGAAATCGCGGCGGGTGCGGCAAACGAGTACGCCGAAATGCAGAAAGATCCGGTTTTAAATCTGATCTTGAATGATGCAGCATTGACGCGCACCAAGAATGCCGCTGAAGCACTTGCACAGGATGCAGAACTTGATCCGGAAAGCGATGAAGCCGCTGAACGTGATCAACGCCGGAACCGGGCGATCGCGGCGGCGCTTGACTCACAGGTCAAGATGGTCAATCAGGCGCGTAAGCTTAGCAACACGGTCCATCAGGTATTTGCGGAAGCCACAGGCGCACGTGATGTAACGACTGATGTAACGCCTGACGTGGATGAACCGGAAGAACCCTTCGTTACGGTGCGTAAACCGCACTGGTATGAATTTGATTGGCTTTACGACTACCGCGATTTCATCGGCGTTCTTGGGTTTGGTGTCATCGTGGCGGGCGTTGCCGTGATGCTCGGGACAGGCGCGGCTTTAATTGTGGGCGGGTTGGTGCTTGTTGCAATTGCGTACGCACTGGCGTCAACACCACCACGGTAAACAATGCGGCACATGTATCACGAAGACGGCGTCCCTGACGAAGAAGTCATCGAACACATGACGTCGACAGGTCCGCCGTTTATTTTTTCGTCCGGTGAACCAATTGTTGTCGGGGAACGGTTCACCCTAGGCGAATACGTGTTTTCGATCCTGCGTGAATGCACACGCGTCGAATTTGCGGCGCGGTGTCAAGAACTTGCACCTGATTACGAAATCCCAATCGGGCACAATTACTTTTTTGAAGCGATAACCGACTGATGCCAGATCAAACAGAAATGAAATGCGGCACATGCAAGTTCTTTGGTGTCGCGCCTGCTAACGGGCACTCGACTTGTCATGTGTATGCGCCCGGTCACGGACAGCGCGGGTTTCCGATCGTCGACAGCTTCGATTGGTGCGGGCAGTGGGCAACAAAGACGCCGGAACCGCCGCGACCGTCAATCGCGAAAGCACTTGATTCAATCGTCGAACTGAAGTTAGAAAATAATGTACTTCGTGGGAGGATTGACGATTGGATCGGGCGTTATAACGAAATGAAAGACGAGAACGCTACACTTGCGACGCAATTAGAAACCGCATGTGCGGCAACTGGCAAGGGGTACAAGCTGTTTTCTGTGTTGACTGCGTTAGCGGGTTTGTTTCTTGGAACCTGTCTTGGTAAGGTACTTGCATTGATATGGTAGAATCTAAAATTGATTGGAAATCAGCGCTTCAACATCTTCGCGAACCTGCAAAGATCACGGTACCGTTCCGGTTTGCGCCGATGGTTGCGGATGATTCGGAAAGCGTCGCGGCACACGCGGCACTCGACAAGATTGTTAACGATGCAATGCGTGCACAAATGCAGTACGAAGAAGACACGATCCGCCAGTTCATGCAGGACACCGGATTGACGGTCGACGAATGCATCATCATTGTCCGTGACGGCGTCAAATACATCGCACGCAAAAGCGACTTCGAAATATGAATGCTTTTAACGTGATGATTGCGGCGCACGCGCTTCTTTTAGCACTGGCGGTTGCCAAGCTGATCAAACGTACGAAAATAAATCCAAAATAGTGTTGGACTTTGCTTACAACTCTATAATATTATAGAAGAGTAGGAAGGAAACAACATGACAACCACAACGACAACGACCATCGAAGCAACCGCAACCGCCACCGAGATCGATTTGACCGCCGCATACGAAACGAAGCCGTGCACCCGTTGCGGTGGAAGCGGGCACTATAGCTACTGTTCGATGTATGGAACCACTTGCTTCGGTTGCGCGGGCAAAGGTCATGTCTACACGAAGCGCGCACAGGCGGCGATTGCGTACGGTAAGGCACTCCGCACCGTCAAGGCGTCCGCCGTTCAGGTCGGGTGGTTGTTCTACGTTTCGCCCGGACCGTTCAACAAAGGCGGTTGGTTCACGGTGTTGTCTGTTGGGTTCAACGGTGGCACCTGCACAACGGACGGCGTCACGACTCCGTACTACACGATCGAAACAAAGAACATGTCGACGGGTACTTTTTACGACGCCGACGTGCAGGCGGTTCCTTCGAAGGAATTCATCGCTGACAGCAAAGTCAAGTCGCTGGCGTATCAGGCGACGCTGACGAAGACGGGCACCATCCGAAAGGCGGCGGTAAAATAGGAACTGCTGTATAGTTCCCTTATGATTACGAGAACAAATGCATCCTGCTATCTGATTGCGCCTGATATTCCGGGTCTCGACAACATCCAAGTTTTCTTTGTTGACTTCTGTACCGGAAACGGGCAAGTTGTTCTTTCGTCCTACGGGCGTGCGTGGTCTGCGTATTTCAACGCGATCGGCGACAAGACAATCAAGCAATTCTTCCTTGAAGCAAGCGCGGAGTACCTGACGGGAAAGCTTGCCCGGATGAATTCAAACAAAGCCGAAACCGTGAATCTTAGGCGTTTGGTAGAAACCGCCAAAGAAACGATCGTCACGGCGGAAGCTTCCGATCTACTGGCGGACAATCCATTTCTTGTTGACAGCATTTACGGATCGGGGGATGTAATCCGAAGATGATTCTTTCAAACGTGTGGAAGTTTTGCGTGTCCGCCGCGATCTTGAGTTTGATGTTGTCGAAAGGATGGCGCATCGCGGCATTCTGTTGGGTTGCGTGGGCGTTGATCTGGTTCATTGAACTGACGAATTCGATGCGCCCGATTCTCTTGAGGCGCAAACCGTCCGTCACGGTGGTCGACGTTACGGGCACGGATGAAGACGGTGGCGAATGAAAATCAGGTTTAAATACAATGGAAAGTTCCTGTACGAAGAAGTCGGACTTGTTGCGCGGCAAGATGGCACGACAGGCCCACCGTACACTTTGAAGATCCGACACTTTCCGAATAGTGCATCGAATCCCGCTGAAGTCCTTTCACTTATAGCGGACCATTACGACGTTGAAAAAGACGAGTACGAATACATCGTTGTCGACCGCGCTACCGAACACTAAACCCAATATCTGTATAGTTCGCTATGCTTAAATGCCTTGAACTTTCAGATCCGCATTCTTGCCTGAATCGGGCGAATAATGGTGAAAAGATTTTTGTCTTGTTGGCGCGCGATGAGTCCACACCTGCAACGATTCGGTTTTGGGTTGGTGATCGCTTGCGGCGCGGCAAGAACACGATTGCCGACGAACAGACTCTTGAAGCGCTAGATCTTGCGAACGCGATCGAATCCGAACAGCGTGAAAAGGTCCGCTTGAAGGCACGGACATTCAAGATCGAGTACGCCGACAATCGTATGATCACGCGTGAATGCTTCATGATGTTCAAAACAGACCTTGTCAAGAACGATTTTCTCAACACGTTAGAAGGTCTCGGATGTCATCTTATAAGCGTTACGCCAATACTGTAGAGTACGGCATGCACTTCGACATCAACGACCACAAACAGGTTGACCGCCCGGACGTCGACGCCTTCATTGAAGACCTTGTCCGGGTTTTTCATCGGCATGGAATGTCTTTAGGCCACGAAGACACAGGCGGCGCTTTCATCGTGCAGGACATTGAAGCAATGTCGGGCGAACTCACGAACATCGAATGGCTTGAACAGTGCATAACCGATACCGTCAAGCGGGTGCCGCCGAAACGTGGGGCTTCGTGGCTTGAACCGGGTTTCATTGTGCCACCGACACATGTGGACCTCGTTAGACGCGTTTTAAAGGCTTACAACGTTCCGCACAGGGAAATAGGCGACGATAGCACCACAGACGCGCCTGACGCCCTAGAAACGTCAAATACGGTACTTCTAGCGGGTGCCGTGACCTTCACGGACCGCGATACCGGGCAGGTGATCACGCACGTCAAGGATATCGGTGAACCGCCGACACTGCCGTTGCTTCCTGACGAGAATCAAGGCACACAACAGCCGTTTGAATACGATCCGGTCAAGAATCTACCGGACCCGAATCTTCCGCCAGATCAACGGTGCATTCGGTGCAATGGATTCGGCAAAGTATCCGTGATCGATGCAGTCGATATCACACGAGGCTCTTGTGGTGGTACGCGTGACGGTGATACACACCATTCATTCGTGACAGTTTCAAAGGTCGTGCGTTGCGAAGCGTGCGAAGGCATAGGTAAGAAAAAGCGGTGAAATAATGGACACGTCTAAATTTTTAGAAGTCGCAGATCTGATGATCGCGAGCGATCAAGGTGTAACGCTTTCAAAGCGGCAGACGGAAGAACTTTGCGCATCAATCCGGCAACTCACTGATGATTACGACAAGCTTGTCGTAAATCTGGCGGCGACACGTACTTCACCAATGCCTGTACAGATTGGTTCCGGACGCTTTAATCCTGAAACGGTGCCCGGTATCACGTTCTTTGACGCAGTAAGCAATCGTAAAATGCGGTACATCGATCCGAATGCAAGTCATTGGGCAAGAGGTTGGATTGTTGTGCTGAATCCTAGTGGACAGTGGATGACGTTACGGCAAGCCACACCCGCTGACATCGCGGCGCTAGAAGCAGCAAAAGGCCACAACGCACCATTCAGTATCGGCGGGCATACGAAGTGATCACGCGCGCCGACGTCCACATCGCGATCGTGACGAAAGGGGACCGTGACATTTCGAAAGTCATGAACTCGGTGTGCGGGTTTAGACGGATCGATGTCTTCAATAACATTCAATCACAGCACGGCGATCAGATTGTCTACGGTCGTTATTGGGCAATGATCGGACTTGGCACGTCAACAATCAGCCGTGGTCCGCTTCCGACCATTGTGGCCACACAGGACGACGACGTTATTGTCGATTGGGACGCAATGCTCGCCCACTATGAACCCGGTAAGCTGGTGTGCAATGTTCCGGACCCGTGGCGATCGAAGTACGAAGGAACAGGTATCAGTCTTGTCGGGTTCGGCGCGTTGATGGATCGTGATCTAGTTGCAACCTTTCCACCACAAAAAGGGCAAGGGTTCGGTGACTATTTCGATGCAGGCTTTCCGTTAGATGAGATCTTTCGACGGGAATGTGACCGCGTCTTCACGTATCTGAATCGTGACCGTACCACGTGGGTAGATGTGCTGATCGAACGTCTTGACTATGGCGCGGGTAAGGATCGAATGGGGTACTTGCCACGTGTCCGCAATGACTATCAGGTCATTCGCGAACGTCTGTCGAAAATCAAGTAAACTATAAGAGCGTTGCTCTCGTTGCCCGAAAGCCGTTGGATTGGTGATGCCCACTCACTAGTTCAGCGGCTTTTCTATTTCTGTATAGTTCACACATGCAGAACAAAAAGCTAACCAAACCCACCAAACCAGTAAAAGAACGTCTTCAAATCAAACGTGATTTCCCTGCAAGCTTAGCTGAACAGCAACCCGCGATTAAGCTTGCTGAACAGCGGTCCGCCAATGCATTGACGAACTCGTTTCCTGAAATCCTGTACGTGTATCCGGGCACAGAAAACAACAACACGTACGACGCTTACACGGAAATCGAAGGTGCGGACGCAGACAACGACGTCGCTATTTACGAATTGAAGTCCGTCAGGTCCGTGACCATCGAACACCGTGCTGTCTTAAAGGACGTGCACAACCGTCTCGACAACATCGTCATTGACGGCGTCAAGGTCGACTGACGTGATCGGGCTTGAACACGCTGTCTTGATAACGATTTTTCGGCGTCCGAATAGTTGGGGTACCGCGATCGCGGCAGACATGCGGCAACGCGGGTACCGCACATCAGACAGCGCGATCTATACGGCGTTAGCGCGCCTTGAAGCAAAGAAGTTGATCAGCGCAAAATTCAGTCCGCCAACATTCAAACAAGGTGGGCGTTCGAAAACGTTGTACACATTGACGGCAAAAGGACGAATCGAGGTCAATGCTGCTGCCGCGCTTTATGGTCAATTGACAGAAGGGTTGAACATTTGGTAATGGAAAAAGAACAGAATTACAAACCGCTGCTATTGCGGCGCGAAGAAGGCGAAGGTTTGCTTGACCTTTCGCACTTGCTGCAATTTGTTTCCGCCTATCACTACAGCGAACAGATCATGCAGGATCTTCGCGAAGATCCTGTCAAAGCAGTTGAACGGGCACGAAAAGAGAAGCGACAACAGATTGTCCATCAAGACGGCCCGATGTTTTTTCTTGTCTCGCAATCGGGCGGAATCGAACTCTGTGTTCCGTGGAAACGCTATGTACTTGCGGACCCTGCACAGGCGGGCACGTGCCCGTACTGTTCAAACTGGGAACTTAAACGAGATCCGAACAACAAAACGAAAGATGTACGTGTTTACTGCGGACGCAATCCCGGTCACACAGGCGACTGCGATTTTGTGCGTGTATAGGAAAACCAATGATCAACGTTGATGGATTGTATTTAGCGTGCACGATTTTTGCAATCGTGGCGCTTGTAGTTGCGGTATTTGGTGTTTGGGTTGAAACCGCCGAAGCCGATAAACTTGAACTTGAAATCGAGAAGAAGACGCACTATCGCGGCGCGTTCATAATTTACATGGCGCTTGTAATCATGATCATGTTCACGACTATTGCGGCGTTTCGGTCCGGGCAACTCTATCACCCCTGTACTACGACATCCTGGAATCCAATAAAAACGGAGTGCAAATAAATTATGGAACAAGACGAATTTGTCGATCTACTGGCACGGTACGAACAGGCGATCGTGCAACGCGAAGCCGCAACCACGCAGGCGCAAGCCCTACACAACGAACTGTGTGCAACCTGCGTGACGCCGGAACTTGATTATGATGAAACCATCACACCGGGCGCGGTGTTCGGCAAGGATGCATACGCAAAAATGCGCAGCATGTTTGAAGCTTTCTTTTCTGGAAAGACAGCGTTGCTCCGTTCCGACCTGTTGTTCCTGCAACGCGTTAATCTTCTCGGTCCTGATTTCAAGATCCCTGATGTCGGAACCATCGACAGTGCTGTTATGGTTGTGCCTGCTATGTCGCAAGCCGAACAAGCCGAATTCCGGCAATGGAAACAGAACAAAGCCACCGCACAAGCACGCACGGGGGAACAATGACCTTCAACGAAGAAACGCTACCTGAACGTATGAAGACGCTGGTACGGGACACAGCGCGCGGTAATGCACCGATCCCGTGGTTCGTCGACTACATTGACGGCAAACCTGAATGGCGTGCGATGGACCCACGTAAGCTTGTCGCGGCAATGAAACAAATGCTGTGTTGGGTATGCGGGCAAAAGCTTGGCAAGAACATGACATTTGTACTCGGTCCGATGTGTGGTGTGACCCGGATTTCATCGGAACCGCCTTCACACCATGAGTGCGCGATGTGGAGTGCACAGAACTGCCCGTTCTTATCGCGCCCGCATATGGTTCGTCGCGAAGACGACCTCATCAACAACGACAACCTTGTCGAGAACTCCGCAGGCTTCGCACTGGCACGGAATCCGGGCGTTACGCTGCTGTGGACGACCGATATCTATCATGTCGTGCGCACGCCGAATGGTGTGCTGTTCCGCATTGGTGATCCTTCAAAGACGGAATGGATCTGCGAAGGTCGTGACGCCACGCGACAAGAAGTTCACGAGTCGATAATGGGCGGGTATCCGAAACTAAAGGAACTTGCCGACGCAGACCCGGACGCAAAGGGCGCAAACGTTCAACTGTTGTTAGCGATTCAGAAGATCGCGGCACTGATGCCACCGCGTATTGACGAACAAGTCGTTCCGACGATCATGACGCTTGAGGACATATTGCGATGAATGTTCTTGTCCGGTGTAATACATGCTGGGAAGAATTTTGGGTTAAGGGGCAGTCCTTACGCCCGAATGAATACGGCATGCATGAAGATGCAGATTTATCGGAATGTTGCGATCACATCCAACAAAATCCTGCTAACTGTGAACCGATTAATTGTACATGGGACGACTAATATGAACATGCGAAAGAAACGCCTAGGTGTCTATTTCAACGACGGACAGACCGTTAGCACATTCGAGTCGAACGATATCGCCAGATTGTCGGGTCCGTACCGTGAGAATCTTGCCGCCTTGATCAAGAAGACGTGCACGAACTTCTTCCGTGAAGCGGAAAAGCTGTTACAGGAACAGAAAGTCGAGAAGCTGAAAGACCCGTGTCCGGTATGTCTCGGTCTACTTTGGAATTCCTACAATTCTGATGACGTGTGCGCGCAGCATCAGGCTATCTACAGCGACTATGTCGCGACCACAAAAGAAAAGCCTGTGCCGATACGGGACTACTTCAACCGGGATGTGGTGAAGCCGGAATACCTTGACAACTAAATGATCGATTGTGCGGAGTGCGGCAAGCCCGTCGATATTGTTGGAAGCTTCTTGCGGCGTGATCAGCTTTGCGAAATTTGCGGCGTACCTGTATGCTGCGTTTCAATGTGCGAGTCATGCCGCACCCGTCTTTTAACAAAAATCAATTTGATCGAAAAACGTTCTCATTTACCACATTGGGATTCTTCCGAACAATTGCAGGAAAATTCCGAACTTAAAATTCCTAAATCGGGCGGACAATGTTTTCATGACTCCGAAGACCGCGCTTCCACCGAATGCGCCACCCGAAGCAAGCGCGATTTTGACGCGCATCATGACCACGACTGATCCGACCGCTGTACTTAATTGGGTAACGGTCAACTTTCCGACCTTTCACGAATTCGTCGAGAAATTCCCCGCGCTTACATCTGTCGACCACATGTTCACGTTAGGGTTCCTGTTCAGTGCACTGTGGCACAAGCTGATGACGGAAGAAGGTCTTGACGTCCATGTTGACCACCTTCGCATGCATGTCATAAAAGTTGTCGGCGAAGAATTCAAGATCAAGAAGTACTCGATCCGTGGTGATCGTGCAGACCGTGCGCACCCGGAAGGTGAAACCACATATCCGACGCTTGAAGCGGCGCGCGCATGTCTGCCGTTAGGACTAACCAGATTAGAGCGTTCCGAGACCGACGACCCTGACGTTGTTGAACTTTGGGTCTAGCAGGCGTTTTAAGCGATCGTCGGTCTTAGGGGTAGTTGCAGCACCGTCATAGCTTTTCGATTGAACTATCAGGCTATAATTCGCAGTAACCGACGGTTTAATCGAGAACGCCCATGTCATTGATTGATCGCATTGCGAAAATAGCAACAACCGTACCGTACGCATACGGTGGCGGACCCGCTGCCGTTCCGATGGTGTTACCGGGTGGCGTTCAGCAGTATGCAGACCTAAAACCAACTGAAGAGTTCGGCACAACCGGATTGTTGCGGACGCGCGGCGTCGGGTTCGTATATGAAGAATGGCTTGCGCAACTCTCGGTTAACAAGCAACGAAAAATCTTCCGGCAAATGCGCGACAATGACGCCGTTCTTGGCGCGCTATTCTTTGCTCTCGAAACAATCCTACGCACGACCGACTGGTACGTCGAAGAAGCGAAAGGCAATTCAAAAGCTGTTGGATATGCACGATTCTTTGAAGAGTGCATGGACGACATGTCCCACACGTGGGAAGATTTCATCGCTGAAACCGTCAACATGTTCACGTTCGGATTCAGCCTTGCGGAACCTGTCTATAAGCGGCGCGATGGTCCCACGGGTGAATCTGTCAGTCGATTCGATGACGGTCTGATCGGGTGGCGCAAGCTTGCACCGCGCGCACAGGAATCAATCGAGTACTGGGAATGGGACGATGAAGGCGGATTACGCGGGTGCGTGCAGTTAGCACCACCAAATTTCCGAACGATCCCGATTCCGATTGAACGTCTGTTACTTTTCCGCACCACATCAATCAAAAATAATCCCGAAGGACGTTCAGTCCTGCGTAACTGTTTTCGTCCGTGGTTGCTGAAAACCCGTGACGAAGAAGTTGAAGGCATCGGACTTGAACGCGATCTTTGCGGCTTGCCTGTGCTGTATGCGTCGGCGGAAGCAATCGCCCAAATGGGCGGGCGTGCTAAAGCAGAACGCATGATCCGGAACATTCGTGTTGACTCGCAAATGGGCGCAGTACTGCCCGCTGCATTCGACGGCAGTGGCAACCGAGTCGTTCAGCTTGAACTGTTGAAGACCGCAGGCGGCAAGCAATTTGATGCAGGTGCAATTATCAAGCGCCACAATCAAGACATCTTAAACACGGTGCTTGCCGGATTTATCCAACTGGGACAGACCGAAACAGGCGCGCGGGCGCTTCACATTTCGGCGACACAGATCTTTGCACGTGCACTATCAGTGTTTATGAAGGCAGTTGCAGCAGTCATGAATCGTCATGCGATTCCACGATTGATGGATTTGAACGGCATGGACTTAGGTTTAGCGCCGAAGCTGGTACCGGGTGAGATCGAAGGCCGTGACCTTGAAGAACTCGGTAATTACGTTGCGAAGCTTGCGGCGGCGGGCATTGCGTTGACTGATCCTGATACCGCGTCAATCTTGCGTAAAAAGGCGGACTTGCCGGATCAGCCGTCAGAAATGGCGCAAACATTCGGACTTGATGACGACTCCACAGCGGAACTTGACGAAGGTGACGATCCTGTTCAATCAGGCGATAATGCTGGACAACAGGAAGTTCAAACCACGGAGTTAGTAGAAAAGCGGCGGCGTGCGGTACCTGACAAATTACGACGTCGTAGAACCTACTAAACTTTAACTATGGCGGTACGGTTCATTCGAAAAGCGCTGACTGACGAAGCCATCATCCGTATTGCTGACAAGATGACTCCGAAAGTCCGTCGTGCGTTTCTGAATGCTATCAAAGCCGCGAAGGATACGGTCAACCTAGACGCGCTTGCAAAAGCGATCGAAGCACGTAATGCGAATCAGGTTCTTGCAATTCTCGGGCTTGACAAAGCGTTTGCGGGCGCGTTGAAAGGTGTCGGCATTGAGGTTGGAATCGCTAGCGTTCGTGACGCCTTACAACAAACCTTTCTTGCAGGCGCGAATACCGCAATTTCGGAACTCCCAAAGACGATATCGACGCAGCTGTCTTTTAACCTGATGAACCCGAAAGCCGTTGACGCGATCGAGTCTTACACATTTGACTTGATTCGAGATTTGACGGTTGATGCAAAGCAGACAATCCAAGAAGTGTTGACGCGTGCCTTTCAAGAAGGTGGGCACCCGTACGAACAGGCGATTGAAATTCGTGATGCGATCGGATTAACTCGCATGCAGGAACGCGCGTTGTTGAACTACCGGAACGAACTTGAAACCGGAAAGTTTCGCGATGCTCTTGACCGCGCATTACGTGATGGACGCTATGATCGATCACTTCTTGCTTCCCTGAAAAACGGGAAAGGTTTATCACAGGACCGCATCGACGCGATGGTTGATCGGTACCGACAGAATTACTTGACACACCGCGCACAGACGATCGCACGAACAGAAACAATCCGTGCGTCGAATTCCGGACAGCGGGAACTGTGGCGGCAAGCGCAAGAACAGGGATTGTTAGGTGTTGGGGTTCGTCGCAAGTGGGTCACGTCTGGTGATGATCGAACGTGTGATGAATGCGATGACCTCGACGGCAAGCTTGCAGGACTTGACGAAGAGTTTGAACCGGGAATAATGGAACCGCCAGATCCGCACCCGTCGTGTCGGTGCTCGATCACGTTGTCGTTTCCGGGGAAGACTGCGGTTGCGTGATCAAGTTAAGTTTTGCCCGAATTTCGCGAAAGGAAATTGTCGGGATTTTTTATGGGCGGCAAAGCGATACGTAAACGGAATGTTGATGCACCGATTGCGGGGGATGACGATATGGCCGTAGACGTGGTGGCGTTGCTTAGCGGCGCGGGAATTTCGGGTGCGTTTGCACTGGCGGGCAATATGCTCGGTTGGTGGAAAAAGTCAGGCATCACGGAAGCCGAACTTGCGACACGCATAGACGCACTAAAACTTGATCTCCAAACCGCTGCAAAAATCGCAGAAAAGGATGGCGGGTCTTTCAACCAAGCATTGAAAGACGCGATTATCGACTTGCGAGGTGTCACCATGAACCTTGCACGAATGTCGAGTTCGCAAGAACAGATCAATCTGTTCACCTCGAAAACGGTCGAAGCAATTACACGAACCCAAGAAACGCATGCGCACATGTTGAACGAGTTGAAGACGTCGATATCCGTGTTGAAGGAAATTCTTGAACGCGAAGGGCGCGACGACAAATAGAAAAAGGGGAAAGACGATGCTTCTGTTAATTATCATCCTGGTGATTTTGTTCCTAGGTGGCGGATACTATGCAACGCCGCGATTCGGTCCGTACTATGGATTTGGGGGACCACTTGCTTTAATCGTGGTAGTTTTGTTGATTCTGTATTTGCTCGGATATATTCCGCGAGGTTGACATGGTTGAAATCCTGTACAAAACGGACGTCGGGTACGCGCAAGCTGCAATGATTGGATTCGAAAACGGTCTTGTTATGTCGTGCAACAAGTGCGTCGGCGCAGACTTCGGATCTTCATTCTTTCAGCAGCACGCTACCGTCGTTGTCAAGATCGGTCCTTATGACGTCGCCATAGATCGCGAACGGGAACCAAAGCTTTGGCTTGAAGCGTTGCCGATCGCATTGTGTGATGGTGACGTCATCGCGAAAGATGTTCTCACGACAACCGATGTCCACCAGGATTCACCAGTCGGTGTACTGCCGACAATCGACCCGTTTCGAAAACCAAAGAAACCCGGCAAGAAGAAAACGTACGATCCGCCTGCAACGCTGGTATCAGCGGCAAAGCGTGCGCACGCAAATGGGTCAACGGATGTCGTGACCGAAACAATCGCAAAGGGCGAAAGTCTATCGCTTGACATCGTGTGTGCGATTGACGAAGCGATCACAAAGAATGAACAGCCGGATTCGTGGTCGTGGGCGGACACGTACGCAGGTGTTTGGACTGCAAAGATCCTGCGTAAGCTTGACAAGCATTTTGATGGTGACGTTACGGTCGCGAAAGCCGGAAACGGTGTCATGCTTGCGCTTTGGCCACCGCAAGCCATTCAAGAAGCGTTATCGGTCGAAGGTGGTGAAGCACCCGAAGACATCCACATCACGCTTGGATATTTCGGCAAGCTTGCGGACGTCCCGTTTGAAGACCTAAAGAAAATCGAGGACATTACCGCCGCATACTGTGCCAAGATCGCGCCGTTTGAAGTGGTGTTTGACGGATACGGGCGCTTTGACGCTACGGAGCACTCAGACGGGCTTGACGTCATTTATGCGGTAGTTCGGTCGGATGAACTGCTAGCGTTCCGTGACGGGCTTGTAAACGCGTTAGGACAGGCAGGAATTGCGCCAAAGAACAATTTCAACGGCTATACACCACACGCCACTATTACGTACGTTCCTGCGGGCACCGAAGAACCTGACGCTGACGACGGAACCGAAGACAATGAACTTCGATTCGGCGTCACTAGCGTAGGGCTTTCGGTTGGATCTGCCGTAAAGCAATACCGTCTTGAAGGCATCAATGATGCGTCGGATGCGTCCGGTCTTTACGAAATCGAAGGCGACATCATCAAAGTCGACGGCGAACAGCAAATCGCTTTTGGGTGGTTCTCGGTTGTGACCGTCGAGGGGCGCAGTGTTGTCGATACGCAAGGTGACATCATCGTTCCGGAAATGCTTGAAGCTTGTGCTTACAATTTCGTGCTTGACGCGCGCACTGGCGGTGAAATGCATGAACAGACAGGTGACGGTGTGGTTCGCGGTATCGGGCGGCTTGTTGAATCGGTTGTGTTCACGGAAGAAAAGGTTCAAGCGATGGTTGCATCGTTGCGGAAGCAGGGGATTCTTGCGACGATCGATCTAAAATGCATTGCATGGTGGGGTGGCTTCAAGATTGACGACCCGGTTACATGGGCGGGCGTGAAGTCCGGACGTTTAAAAGCGTGGTCAATCGGCGGCAGTGGAAAGCGTGCGGCAATCGCAGCGTGAGTTATGGCGTGGGATTCAAAAGCATATTCACGGGAATATTGGGAAAAGAATAAGCTTCGATTGCTCACGGAACGCAAGGCGAAACGCGAAGCAAACCTAGAAACCCATCGCGCAAGACAGGCACGATATCAACGGACGTATCGCAAGAATAACCCGTATCGTTCAGTTGTTCCGTTACCGAAATATTGGGTACCTCGTGCCGTGCGTCGTGCAGGGGTGAACGCACCGTTTAAATCGAAGTACGGCATTTATGGCATGACTGAGAAGTCGTATCCGCCATCTTCATGGCAGGGATTTGAAAGTGAACTTCGTGTTTGGGGAATCGACATGCATACAGCTAGGCGTTATGCACAATCATAGTCAATCCCCACGATTTGATGATCATTGGCCACAGGTGCAAAAGCTAGCAACCGTAATCTTCCGCCGACTTTGGCGACGAATTGCCCCACTTGTTGATTCGTGTCACGGTGAACCCGTTCTTTGCGCACGTCTTGAAGAAACCCTTAATGCGGCGCGCGCCCGCTTCGTTTGCGTCGCCAACTCGCAAACACGGAACCATTCGAACGTCCATCGTGACATAGCCTTCAACCTTGCGAGTACCAGTTTCATACGACCAAATCGTTTTTGCTTTGATGTTCACGTACTTCGGGAACACGGCGGTGATCTGCTTTGCGGCTTCAAGATCTGCAACGGTCAACGTTACCGAAAACCATGATGGATCAGCAGCATCATAGATGATGCTTTGGCCTGTGCCGTCTTTGCGGGTATTGCGAATGACGGGTTCCGCCGCGTTTTCGTTCATGCACAGTGCAATGTCGTATTCAAAAGTTACGTTGCTCATAAATCTATAATATTATAAACATCCTCAGAAGTCCAACACTTTTTTCACGTGCTACGCTTTTTTCATGAAAATACTTGCCACTTTGTTTTTCCTCGTGCTGTGTTTTTCTGTGGTTGCAAGTGCAGAGTGCCCGATGGGTTCCCATCGTGAAGACACGGGAACTATCATTTGCACGCAGAACCCGGACGGGACGTTTGATTGTTACGATCAGGGGGAATGTGTGCCAAATCAGGGTTGCTACGATCCCACACCCGGATTGTGTGCACCTCCAATCTGGTTGCCGCAAGCGGTGGTTGACCGTGTTCGTTTGCCGAAATTCGGAATTCCTTCGCGAAAGCCAACAACCTAAAAACGATGTCGCGATTCTTGACCGCTGAACAATACCGAAAGAAACACGGCGTTGCCGACAAGCGCGGTCCGACCGGGCGGCGTGTCTGCGTATGCGGAACTGAAGTTCCGTCCGGTCGCATTTACTGGTGTTCAACGAAATGCGTTTTAATTTTCAAAGGCGAAAATGATTGGACATACATTCGGCGGCAAGTTGAAAAACGTGATCACGGGATTTGCGCAATTTGCAAAGTCGACACGTGCATGCAGTCTGCAAAGCATTCGCACCTGTTGAGGAAAGACCGTGCCGCCGCGATCAAGTATTCAGAAAGTTTGCATGTTCCGAATCATCGTTCATGGGGTGACTGGTGGGATGCTGATCACATCGTTCCTGTGGTGGAAGGCGGCAAGAACAGTATCGACAACTTGCGCACCCTGTGCATCGCTTGCCACCTGAACGAAACCGCGAAGCTTCGAAAACGTCTTGCTAAACCGAAACGAATTTTTGTTTCGTCGCCATCGGGGGACCTCAAGATCTTGCGTCGTGTGATCCATCCTAGAATATAGGGAATAACGAATCGCAGAGTACGGTGTCCGTAGTTGGTCGACGCCGAATCAAATCGACGTAATGCTTTCTGGCGAAGCAGGCGGCGAAATCCTTAACCGGGGACGATGACCTCTTGGGCATACGGATCTAAAACAGGACAGCTTCTAAAAGACGGCGTCGTGTTCTCTACGGGGTATTCAGGCATCGATGCCGGATACAACAACCCTGATAAAGAATCTGTTCATGACGTCGGACCAATTCCACGCGGTGAGTTCAACATCGGGTCTTTCTTCAATGACCCGCGCTTTGGTCCCACAGTCGCGCATCTTTACCCGCGACCGGGTACAAACGTCTTCGGGCGTGACGGGTTCCTAATTCACGGCGACAGTTCTGCACACCCCGGAAAAGCAAGTCATGGTTGTATTATTTTGCCTTCGTTTGCGCGGGTAGCTATCCGCGATTCCAATATCAGGCGCATCACGGTTTTTTAAAATGGCGAATCAATTAACGGACTTGACCGTGCGGGAAGTCAGCCTAGTTGACCGTCCTGCGAATGCAGAGAAGGACCCGAAGACAGGCGCGCATGTGCCGCGTGCCACGATCGCGTTGTTCAAGCGTGATGGTGACATCGAAAAGTATTCGATGAATCAGGGACGCGACAAGGGCAAATACCGGGCGGGTGGTGGCGTCGGACCCGGTCAACACGCGGCAGAGCATGCCGACAATAAAGACGCGCATCTAGCAGCAGCGGCACACCACCTGCAAGCCGCGACGCAAGCAAACTCGACGGATGGATTATCCGCACACATCTTGGCAAGCAAGGCGCACGACAATGCCGCATCGAATCCTTCACGGACTGCGTCGTTAACTGCGCGCAATTTAAGTCAAGCGGCTGGAAGATTCGGCATTATCACGAAGGAAGACGCCGAAATCGACGAAGTAACAAAAGCCATCGAAGGCAAAACGGTCGACGGGAAAATCTTTCCGAAGTCCGATTTCGCGTACACTCCGAGCGACAACGTTTCGGAATGGAAGCTTCGTTTGACAAGTACACCGGGCGGTGATCCCGATCCGCGTATTGTCGGCGCAGCAGTCGCGGCACTCGGTCCCGGTGGATATCGTGGCCAAACGGTGGAGATACCGGATGCGGCACGCGCCGCAGTGAAAGCTAAAGTGCGTTCTGCATGGAAGAAAGCAAATCCCGATAAGGGCAGTGATGACTTGCCCGAAATTCTAAAAAGTGAGGAAACAGAAATGCCCGCAGATCAAATGACTATCGATGACATCGTCAAAAAGCAAACGGCGCAAGACGCAGAGATCGCAAAAGCGAATGCGGAAATCGCCAAACAAGCCGCATCTATCACGGCGTTGACCGAGGAAAACCAGTTCTTCAAGTCGCGTGCGGAAGTCGCAAAGAAGATGTCGGCAAAAGAAAAGTCCTTCTTCGATGAAATGTCCGACGACGATCAAAAGAAGTACATGGCGGCGGACGATGCAGGCAAGAAAGAGATGATGGACGCCTGCGACAAGAAAGCGAAGGCGAAGGCCGCGAAAGCGAACAAGAACGACGACGGCGAGGATGGTAGCGACGTGAACAAAGGTGACGCGGTCAACATCACGAAGGCCGAATACGAATCGCTGGTTTTGAAGGTCAACACGGTCGTCAGCGAGAACGCGACGCTGAAAACAGCGTTGACGAAGTCACAGACCGACCTTGCCGACATCCACAAGCGCGAACGCCTGTTACACTTCACATCGATCGCGAAGTCCCATATCGACAAGTTGAGCGGCACGGACGTCGAGAAGGGCGCGACCTTGCAAGCGATGGCGGATGCGTGCGGCGGCGAAGACACGCCGTTGTTTAAGCAGTACCTTGAAACGCAGAAAACCGCCAACAAGCTGATGAAGTCGAACTTGCGTCCGATCGGCAAGGACGGCGGCGGCACGGGTGGCGGCGAAGGCGTCGGCGTTATGGGGCAACTGGAAGCGAAGGCGGGCGAAATCGCGAAGCGCGACGGCGTCGGCAAAGAAATCGCGTTCGCGAAGGCTTTGAAGGAAAACCCGGATCTGTACGAAGAGTACGAAGCCGGAATGAAGGACTAACGCAGTAAAGCGGAACGGGGCATCGTACGCGGTGCCCTTCATCTAACGAATAGGAGAAAACAGAATGGCTAGCGACGTAATCACAGGACCGAAGTCTCTTCCGGCAAGTGCAGACTTGACCGCCTATCAGTTCCGCTTTATGCGGATTAACAGCAGCGGTCAACTTGCACTGCCAACACTCGGCGGGTACGCAACCACCGTTTTGCAGGACAAACCGACCGCGCAAGGTCAACCCGGACAGTGCTGTCGTCCCGGTGACATCACGCGTGTTTATTGCTCTGCCCCTGTCAACACTGGCGACTTCTTGTCGTCGGACGCGACCGGGCAGGCGTTCCGGTCCGTTTCCGGGGACTGGATTTTAGGGCAATCGCTCGAAACGATTTCTGTTGCGGGCATTGTCCGAATGGTCTTTCAACCGATCGCGAAGCTGTAAGCGAAGCGTTTCAATTTCAATCAAGGAGAATTATTTAAATGCCGATTCCAACACAGAGTGACGTTCACGTAAATCAACCGTTAACGATGCTCACCGAAGCGTTTCGCGTTCAGAACGTCGATCTTGCTGCGATGAGTGTTTTTCCGCCTGTGCCCGTCGAACACAAGTCCGACAGCTTCTATCGTTGGTCGCGTGCTGATCTGTTGCGCCACGTGATGCAGCAGCGGGCACCGGGCGCGCTTGTCGAAATGGGTGGCGTACGCCTTTCGACGACCGCGTATTCCTGTAATGATTGGGCACTCGGGTACCCGATTCCCGATGGTATCCGCCGCAACGCGGATCGTATGCTTAACCTCGATTACATGGCCACGGAGTACCTGACGAATCAGGCGCTTCTGAATCGTGAAATCGCGTGGGCATCCGCGTACTTTACTGCGGGCAGTGGTTGGGGCACCACCGTTACCGGACAGGCGGGCGCTTCCGATTCGACGCACGTCAAGTACTGGAACACGGGCGGTTCGACGCCGATCGAAGACATCCTTGCAGGCAAGGTTGCGATTCACGCGTCAACCGGATACGAACCGAATGTTCTGGTTCTCGGTTACAAAACCCATCAAGCGCTGAAGACGAATCCCGAAATCATCGACCGCTTGAAGTACGGGCAGACCGCACCCGGACCCGTCAAGGTGACGAATTCCGATTTGGCGGCACTGTTCGAAGTCGACAAGGTTGTTGTCATGGGTGCCGTGCAAACCACTTCGCCCGAAGGCGCGGCAACCGACACGTTCGATTTCATCGGCGGACCAAACGCACTGTTGACGTACGCAGCACCCGCACCCGGTCTCATGGTTGCGTCGGGCGGCTATACGTTCAACTGGCAGGGACTTGAAGGTGTGACGTCTTCGGGATGGCGCATCAAGAAGTACCGCGTCGAGGAACGTGAATCCGACATCGTCGAAATCCAACAGGCGTACGCCTTTGGTCTCGTCGCGCCCGCACTCGGTTATCTGTACAGCGCAGTTCTCGGGTAAATCGCCATGCCTCTTTACTGTCGAGTGCATCCGAAGATGATCAACAGGACAATGAAGTTTGTGGTCCTGACGAGTGCAGGAATCGACATGGGTGGCGAACCGCGCCGCGTATTCAAAGAAGGGGAAGTATTCGATACCTCTGTCGTCAACGATCAGTGGTTGCGTCTACTTTACGATCAGCACAAAATCGATCTCGCGCCCGATCAACCAAGTCCCGTAGAGACGCCCGTCTCCGGGACAGTCGGCGCACCGTCGAGTGTCAACGCTCCGGTACGTCGCAAGATTTTCAACGAGACCGAATTACAAGCGCTGTCGAAAAAAGACCTCTCCGAACTTTGCGGTACGCAGGATTTGCCAACTGTCGGCACGAAAGATGAACTAATCAAGCGGCTTGCCGCACTTGAAGAAGATGTATAGTCGAGTCGCGCCACCGTATTGGAAAGAAGTCTGGATCGTTGCAAACGGACCGTCGGTTGTGGACTTTGACAGTACGCGGCTTGACGGCAAGCGTGTTGTTTCGATCAATGGAGCGGCGGCACGCCTAAAGCGTCCGCCTGTTCCGTCGTCTTTGATTTTGTTTTCTGCTGATCCGAAGTGGATACTTGATAACCGCGAAACGATCGCAGCACATGCGGGTGAGAAATACGCAACGCTCGCGCTTGATACATGGCCTGAATGCACCCGCATTGACGGTTTAAAGGTGCTAGAACGCGCCCACTTTGACGGACTGTCTACGATGCCTGATTTTCTTTGCGTCGGCGGGAATAGCGGCTATGCCGCCATTAACCTAGCTGTCTTGAAGGGCTCGCAAGACATTCATCTCGTCGGGTACGACATGGCTTCCGACGAAGACAAATTTGCACAATGGCGTCCGCGTTTCCGAACGATGATTCCGCAACTGATCGCGGCGGGCGTTACAGTGACGAACCACAATTTAAAAAGCTTGATTGATGCGTTCCCACGACGGGTCTGAACGCTAGGAGAAAATTAAGTGAGTACAGAGCAACGTACATGGACAATGACCGCAACCGGAACAGGCGCTTTGCTTTCCGTGAACAGTAACGACGTTCATACGGTCGCGGTTATCGTGACCGGAAGTCCTAGCGCCGCGACCGTGAACCTTGAAGGTTCACTCGATTCAACGCACTGGTTCGACCTGTCAGGCGATCAAGACGCAAGTGCAGGCGACATTATGTTCCATGTCGTGTACCGTGCCGTTGCTTTCGTACGTCCGAACGTTTCCGCGTTGTCGGGCGGAACATCACCGACGCTTGTGATTTCTTATCTAGGGCATGAATCCGGGGGTGACAGATGAGTGAAACAGTCGTAATTGGTGCAGGTAGCGGCGGCGGAACTCCGGGCGTGGATGGTGCACCGGGTGCTGGATACCTCGCAACGTCGACAAGTTCTGTAGCGATCGGAACCGGAAGCAAATCATTCACGACGCAATCGGGACTTGCGTACTCCGTGGGTGCACGTGTCCGTGTTAGCGATGCATCGACCCCAACAAACTATGTTGAAGGTCTTTGTACCGCGTATTCGGGAACCACGCTGACGATTTTAGCCACTGTTGCGAGTGGTTCGGGCACTATTGCGAGTTGGGATATCAATCTTGCTGGTGATGTCGGCGCGACGGGCGCAACGGGCGCGGCGGGCAGCAATGGCACGAACGGAACAAACGGCACGAATGGCGCGGCGGGTGCAGGGTACGCGGCGACGTCGACAAGTTCGATCGCTATTGCGACCGGGTCGAAGTCCTTTACGACGCAGTCAGGACTTGCATATTCGGCGGGTGCCCGTGTGCGTGCATCAGACTCGTCAAACGGTGCCAACTTCGTCGAAGGACTTTGTACCAGCTATTCGGGTACAACACTCGTCATCAACGTGACGCTGACAGGTGGTTCCGGAACCATCGCGAGTTGGAATATCAACGTTTCGGGAGAATCCGGAAGCAGTGGTTCAACTGTGACGGCGGTATCACCGTACATCGGGATTGGTTCGGGCTTCATGGGTCCGATTCATGCGGTCACAAAACCACCAGACGTTAGCACGCTTACTTTTCTTAATCAGGGTGGTGCAACAGCCACCACACTAACGAATGGCGCGTTGCTGTTGATGGCACCGACTAATTCAGGCGACTCGGTCCGGTTTCTTCGACTTTCAGCTTACCCATCAACGCCGTATACGTTCACGATCGGAATGCTGCTAGCGGGTGCGAATGCCGACGCCGTTTTAACTGGCGTTGCGATTTCGAACGGCACAAAGGTTTTCATTGCAGGACCCACACGTGTAAGTAGTCTCGGAATGGGTGCCTACACATTCACAACCCTGACGACTAACGGTGGATCACAGATTACACAATCGTCGTTTTTAATTAGCAATCCTTGGTTCGTTTCAATCACGGATGATGGAACTAACATTACTGTTTCGGGTGGACCGAGTCTTGACGCAATGCAGGTGTTCACCACCACAACGCGATCGGCGTTAGGGATCACGCCGACACAGCTTGGTATCGCGATTGATAACAGTAATACGGGTCTTAAGGTTTTCATGGAAGTATTTCACTGGTTAGTTGCATAGGGTAAATAATGCATGAGTGCTTCTATCGTCATTGGCGAAGGTAGCGGAAGTGGGGGATCTGTGGGACCACAAGGACCGCGCGGTTTTACAGGACCGCAAGGACCGCAAGGCGAACAAGGAATTCAAGGCGAACAAGGCATTCAGGGCGAACAAGGCCCA